AATTATGAAAACAGATAAAAATTTCAAAATGCGTAAGACTACCAAGCAAATGCTGACCAATCTTTTTGGACAGGAACGAACAGCATTCAAAAATCTTATGATTGATTCACAGGTATCTTTTGAGAAGAATGCTAAGGCATCTTTAAAGAAAGTGAAAGCGGTAAATAATGAGTAGAAATTGTAATACGGTTCTAGAATTATCACAGTCCCTTGTTGATGATTTACGTAGAATGGCCAGTGATCGTGGGGTCACGGTCAGTCGAATGATTGAAATAATATTGACAGAGGTCTTAAATAAAGAAATGGAAAAAAAGTATACCGGCAAAGTATTAGAAATTTGCGATAACGGTGATGCCATTATTGAACTTCCAGACGATCTCATAGCCGATATTGGCTGGCAAATTGGTGATGAATTATCAATTGATCAAGAAGATGGTCTTATTGTTATTCGTAATTTAACTGTTCCTCCTCTAAATAGCTTGGAGATCAAAGTATGATGCAAGAAGATGTTAATACGTTCATTGATGCATGTGATCAACCTTCAACCTATGCTAACATGATTTTATATCAGACTCTCATCACTGAAGAATATTATGAATTTCTAGATGCGAGGATTGCCAATGATCCCGTTGAAGAATTGGATGCCTGTATGGATATGATTTGGGTAATCTTAGGTTTCTGTAAGATGAGGGGCTTTGATGTTTCTGGTGCTTGGGCTGAGGTTGCACGTAGCAATCTGAGTAAGATTGATCCTGTAACAAAGAAAGTAATAAAAAGAGAAGATGGTAAAGTTCTTAAACCAGAAGGATGGAAGCCACCCGATTTAGGTAAATACGTGTAGTAGTATTGACATTTAGTTTTGTTTGTAATATAATATTATTTTAACTATGAGAGTATCAATGAATATTAAATCTGTTGCGAAAAAAATTGCTGAGCAAGAAAACTTGGCCGTAGCAATTAAATATGACCTCGTCTATCGTGACTACGATAAGATGGTCGAACTGATCGGTCTTGTTGACGATCCTACATACAACAAAGATGACTTTCGTGGTCGTGAAATGTTGTTCCCTAAAAAATGGGTCACACTCTCTGTGCTTGATCTTTCTTATGAGGTAAAAACCAATGATTAGAGTTATTGCTATGAAAAGTGGTATGAATTTGATCGCTGAGGTTGAAATTAATGACCAAGGAGCAATTCTCAAAAAACCAGCTGCTGTTGTTATGCAGAATTCACCTAATGGCGAAAGCATGATTGGCTTCTCACCATATCTTATCTATACTGAAGAATTCAATACTGGAATTGCAATCTGTTATGAAGATTTCATTGCTGTCCTAACTCCTGAAGTTGAAATTCTTAATGCATATAGCAAGTATTTTGGATCAGGCATTCAAGTTGCTTCTTCTCTTGTATTGTAATGGATTTCTATACAAGTGTAGTAACTGTTGGGAATAACATCCTCTATCGAGGTGTAAAGAATGGTAAGAGAATAAAGCTGAAAGTGGCTTATAGTCCTACACTATTTGTTCCTTCAAACAAGTCAACCAAGTATAAAACTCTTCATGGTGATCCTCTTGAACCGATGAAGTTTGGTTCTATAGGTGAAGCAAGAGATTTCATTGAGACTTATAAGAAAGTCTCTAATTTTAAAATCTATGGCAACAATAAATTTGATTATGCTTTTATTGCAGAGAACTTTCCTGGTGCTATTGAGTGGGATCAAGATCATCTGAGTGTTGCGGTAATCGATATCGAAGTTGGATCCGATAATGGATTTCCAAATCCATATCAGGCCAATGAACCAATCACTGCAATAACAGTTAGATTCCTCAATGGAAAGACATACGTATTTGGTTGCGATCCTTACTTTCGTAAAAGTGATGATGTATTATACCATCAGTGTGGCACTGAGTATAATTTATGTAAGGTCTTTCTTGAATTCTGGAAAGAAAATTGTCCCGATGTAGTATCTGGTTGGAACATTAAATTCTTCGATATTCCATATCTGGTTAATCGATTCGAAAAGCTTTTAGGGACTTCAGAAATGAAATCTCTATCGCCATGGAATATGATTAATCAGAGAGAAGTATATGCAATGAATAAAACAAACATTGCCTATGAAATTATAGGAGTAGCCACACTTGATTACATCGAATTGTATCGATGGTATGCACCAGGTGGTAAATCACAGGAATCATATCGACTAGACAATATTGCTCAAGCTGAACTCGGTGAAGGTAAAATATCATATGATGAATTCGAAAGTCTGCACCAGTTATACCGACTAGACTATCAAAAGTTTATTGATTACAACATCAAAGACGTTGACCTAATCTTTAAACTTGAAGATAAGTTGAAATTAATTGAATTGGCTTTAACTCTTGCATATGATACAAAAACAAATTATACTGATATTTTTGCACAGACAAGGATGTGGGATGCACTGACCTATGGGTATCTCCTCAATAAAAACATTATTGTTCCTCCTAATGTTCATACAAGCAAAGATGGTGCATTTGAAGGTGCCTATGTTAAAGACCCACAAGTTGGTATGCATGAATGGGTAGCATCATTTGACTTGAATAGTCTATACCCACATCTGATGATGCAATATAACATAAGCCCAGAGACATTAATTCAACCCGAAAATTACACAGCAGAAATGCGTGAATTAATTTCTTCTGGCATATCAGTTGATTCTCTTTTAGAGAAACGTGTGGATACATCTAAGCTTAGTGATGCAACACTTACACCAAATGGCCAATTCTTTGATACAAAGAAACGTGGTTTCTTGCCAGCTATGATGGAAGAAATGTATAATGATCGGAAGAAGTTTAAGAAGATGATGTTGGTAGCAGAGCAAGAGTATGAGAATGAAACTGATCTTGATAAGAAGTATGAAATCTCTAAGCGTGTTGCAAGATATAACAACCTGCAATTAGCAAAGAAGGTTTCTCTTAACAGTGCTTATGGTGCTCTCGGTTCTGAATACTTTAGGTTCTATGATTTAAGAATGGCACTTGCTGTTACGACCGCTGGTCAGTTATCGATTCGTTGGATCGAAAAGAAACTGAATCAGTATATGAATAATCTATTAAAGACAGATGAAGACTATGTTATTGCATCGGATACAGATTCGATTTATCTCAGGTTTGGTCCATTGGTTAATAAAGTCTATTCGAACAAGACAGATGTTGGTGTCATTATCCCCTTCATGGATCGTGTCTGTGAAGATAAGATTCAACCATATATCGATAAGAGTTATCAGGAACTTGCTGAGTATGTTCATGCCTTTGAACAGAAAATGCAGATGAAACGTGAAGCATTGGCAAACAAAGGTATTTGGACTGCTAAGAAACGTTATATCATGAACGTGTATAACAATGAAGGTGTTCAGTATAAAGAGCCTCATATGAAAGTCATGGGTCTTGAAATGGTAAAATCTTCAACACCGTTATCTATTCGTGGTAAAATGTCTGATACTATTAAATTGATTATTAATGGAAATGAGATTGATGTTCAGAAATTTATTGGTGAATTCAAGAGTTCTTTCTCAGGATTGCCACCTGAAGAGATATCATTTCCACGTGGTGTTAATGGGCTAACACAGTATGCAAATAGTTCCACCATTTATTCCAAAGGAACACCCATTCATGTTAGGGGTGCATTGATATATAATCATAATCTGAAAAAGCTTGGACTAACTAAAAAGTATCCATTGATTCAAGAAGGTGAGAAGATAAAGTTTACCTATCTAAGACAACCTAATCCGTTCAAAGATAATGTCATTTCATATCCATCTAGATTGCCACCAGAATTTGAATTGGGTGATCACATAGATTATGATCTCCAGTTTGAAAAAGCATATCTAGATCCAGTTAATCTGATTATGCAATGCATAGGATGGCAAGCAGAGAGAACAAATACATTAGAAAGTTTTTTTAAATAAACGAGGACAATATGAGTTTACTTGACAAATTGAGAAAGAACAGCACGATTAAAGATAGTGCCATTCTTGAAGATTCAAAATTCTTTACTGAGAAAGATTTTATTCCAACACAAGTGCCAATGATTAATGTTGCATTATCTGGCTCACTCGATGGTGGTTTAATTCCTGGTCTTACGATGTGGGCAGGGCCATCAAAACACTTCAAGACTGCATTCAGTTTGTTGATGGCTAAAGCATACATGGACAAATATAAAGATGCTGTGATGCTGTTCTATGATTCTGAATTTGGAACACCAATCAAATACTTTGAAACATTTGGTATTGATCAATCAAGAGTGCTACACTCACCACTGACTGATATTGAACAATTGAAGTTTGATATCATGCAGCAATTACAAGATATCAATCGTGGTGATAAACTTATTATTGTCCTTGATTCTATTGGCAATCTAGCTTCAAAGAAAGAAGTAGAAGATGCACTTGAAGGCAAATCTGTTGCTGATATGAGTCGTGCTAAACAAGTGAAGAGTTTGTTTCGTATGGTCACTCCGCATTTGAATCTAAAAGATATTCCTATGATTGTAGTGAATCATACATATAAAGAGATTGGTATGTTCCCGAAAGATATCGTGGGCGGTGGTACGGGTTCTTATTATTCTGCTGATAACATTTATATTATTGGTCGCCAACAAGAGAAAGAAGGCACCGAAGTTGTTGGGTATAATTTTATTATTAATGTGGAGAAGTCTAGGTATGTTAAAGAGAAGTCTAAAATCCCTATCAATGTATCTTTTGATGGTGGGATCAGTCGCTGGTCTGGTCTACTTGATATTGCTCTCGAAAGCGGTTTCGTAACTAAACCATCAAACGGTTGGTATGCAAAAGTTAATCGTGAAACTGGTGAAATTGGTGACAAACATAGACTGGTTGCAACACAGACTGCTGAATTCTGGGATCCAATTTTAGAAAATGTAGAGTTTAAAAACTTTGTAAAACAAAAATATGGGATTGCATATGGAAACATTATGGGAGAAACTCCTGTTCTGGAAGAAGAAACCGACGCTGCCTAAAGAGGGCGTTGATTACGTTCTCTATGATTTTTCAACATCTAGTCTAACTGGTATACACCTAATTTCTGGTGTATACCAGGATGTCATATACTATTACGAGACTGCGAAATTCATTGAAGAAGGTGACTATGCTGTATTGAAGTTCACTTATCAAATAACAAATACTGGCAAATATACTGAAGAGCAGTTGCAAAATGACTCTAAATTTGTTACAATGATGGGTGACATATTAACAGACTTGATGGAAAATAATGAACCGACTAGAAAAAACGATACTAAAAAACCTGGTATACAACGAAGACTACACAAGGAAGGTTCTCCCTTTCATTAGCCAGGACTATTTTACTGATAGTGCAGAAAAGAATGTATACACCGAAATATCTGAATTCGTTAATACATACAAGAATCTACCTACCTATGAAGCACTGGTCATTAATTTTACCGAGAAGAAGAATTTAACAGAAGACCAAGTTAAATCTGCAATTGATATTCTTGATGATATCAAAAAGTCTAAGGATGAAATAACTCCTACCGATTGGCTTATTGAGCAGACCGAAAAGTTTTGCCAAGATAAAGCAATCTACAATGCTATCATGGAATCTGTTCAGATTCTTGATAACAAGTCAAAGACTAAAACTAAGGGTCAGATACCAGAATTGTTATCTGATGCTTTAGGTGTTTCTTTTGATTCGCATGTCGGTCACGATTATATTAATGAGCATGATTCTAGATATGATTTCTATCATCGGACAGAGAAGAAAATACCATTTGATCTTGAATACTTCAATAAGATCACCAAAGGTGGTTTGCCACAGAAGACTTTGAATATTGCACTTGCTGGTACCGGTGTTGGTAAATCTTTGTTCATGTGTCATATGTCTGCTGGTTGTATTAGTCAGGGTTATAATGTTTTGTATATCACAATGGAAATGGCAGAAGAAAGAATTGCTGAACGTATTGATGCCAATCTGTTGAATATTGCACTTGATGATCTACACAAGATTCCAAAAGCTGACTATGATCGTAAATTCTCAGCATTGACCAGTAAAATTAAAGGCAAGCTGATCATCAAAGAGTATCCAACAGCGGGTGCACATGCTGGTCATTTCAGAAGTCTATTGAATGAACTGAGATTAAAAAAGAACTTCTTTCCTGATATCATCTTTATCGACTATCTGAATATCTGCTGTTCTTCACGGATGAAAATGGGTTCTTCAATAAATTCCTACACATATATCAAAGCAATTGCTGAAGAATTGCGTGGTCTTGCTGTAGAATTTGCTGTTCCAATCATGTCTGCCACACAAACGACTCGATCCGGTTTTACTAATAGTGATGTAGATTTGACTGATACCAGTGAATCGTTTGGTCTTCCAGCAACGGCCGACTTCATGTTTGCACTGATATCAACTGAGGAACTTGAGCAATTGAATCAAATCATGGTCAAACAGTTAAAGAATCGATATGGCGATCCATCTATGAATAAGAAGTTTATGATTGGTATTGACAAATCCAAGATGAGGCTGTATGATGTAGAATCTAATGCACAAGATTTGGTTGATTCTGGACAGGTTAATAATAAACCAATCAACACTTTTGGTAACAGAGAACGTAATTTATCTTCAAAGTTTGG